ATTAAATACAATGGCAAGAAGTGAATTAGTTGATTTTGTGGAAAGTGATTTTGATTTTACAGTTAAACAAGGTGATGTAATTACTTGCAGCAACAGTCGAGTATTAGAAATTTATACGAAAGAGAGGATGTATTAATGAAAGTATTTCTGTTTAACAACGATGAAAAGCTAATAGGAACAGTAAGTCCGTTAGAAGGTATTCAGAACGAAGAAATAAATAAAATTCAAACTATAGAATGTACTGTGGTGTATTCTGAATTAATTGAGAAAGCCTCTTATATAGGACATAAAGATTATTCTGACAATAGAATATTCCATCTGTATAAAATAGATCATGTAACAAAAACTAGCACTACTGATGTGAAAATAGTTGGTGTTCATACTTTCTTTGACGATATGGAAAGTGACGGATACGTGAAAGATTTCAGACCAACTAACAGAGAATTAGTAGGAGTACTGACAACTATATTAGATGGTTCCCGTTGGCAACTGGGAACAGTTAACATTCAACGAAGATATACAGGTAACTTCTACTATGTGACACGTAAAGAAGCAATAAGCAAGCTAATTGAAGCTACACAGATTGAGATTAAGCCACGATTAGAATTTAGTCGAGGTAAGATAACAGGTAGATATTTAGATGTTTTTACTAGACTAGGAGCAAGAAACGGAAAAGTATTCGTTCACGGTAGAGACTTACTAACAGTTAGCGAGAAGAAGTCACAAGGAGCGATATATACAGCCGTTGTGGGCCGTGGTAAAGGTGAAGAGACTGACACAGGTGGTTATGGTCGTAGAATATCATTTAAAGATGTTGAATGGAGAAGAACAAGCGGTCAACCAGTTGATAAACCTGTAGGTCAAGAATACGTAGAAATACCAGCTATGACTAAATTATATGGCTTTGAAAAAGGTACTAAACCACGTATTAAAATTGTTGAATTTCAAGATGAAGCGGATAAAGAAAAACTATTAAGACTTTCTTATGAATGGCTTGAAAAAAATAGTAGAATGCAAGTAGAGTATAGTGCTAAAGTTTTAAACGTTGGTAATCTTGAATTAGGTGATACTGTTGGGATATTTAATCCTAAACTAGGAATTAAATATGAAACAAGAGTATTTAAAGTTAAAAGAAATTTAGTTGACAATAAACTAACTGAATTTGGAATAGGTGATAAGGTGACTACATCTCCGTTCAGTAGAACTATTGAATTAGCTAAAGAGATGAAGAACTTTCAAGACGACACGGTTTATTGGCTTGATAAGATAAGAGAAAGACTATCAGATAAATTAATAAACGAAGATGGTTATAACTACGATTTAAAAGCCGATAATGAGTATAAAGTGCCTGCTGGCTACTATTCATTCGATAAACCTATTGATCAAAATCCTACTAAAGTAGTTTATATGGGAGCTGGTAAGATTGCTATAGCTGACAGTAAGAAACCTACTGGAGAATGGAATTGGAGAACATTCCTTGACGGAAGAGGAGCAACACTAGATTTAATAAACACAGGTGTGTTAAGAGCAGGACGTATTCAATCTGCTGATGGTCGCAGTTACTGGGACTTGGACACAGGGGAATTCCATATGGAACAAAGTGCCATTAATGAAGCGGTAAAAACAGTCGTAAATGGCAAGGTGCAAGAAATAGTAGGAGAAGTCAAAAAAAATCTACCTACTAAAGAAGAACTTAAAGGAAAGAGTTCTTACTTACATAAGAAATACAGTGATTATGCTGACGGTCGCAACATGAGTGACAACTCAACACTTAAGTATATAGGTATTTACACAGGAGACAAACAACAAGCACCTACTAATGCTAGTGAGTATAGTTGGACTAAGATTAAGGTAGACGGTAAGCTATACAAGGCTTATTCTAACAGCTTAAACGGACTTGATTTTACGCTTGTTGAACCAGATGAAAATGCTAAGTTATTCGCTAAAAACAGACCACGTGTGAATATTGTTAACGACAATGATATTAGCGATATATGGCAAGCTAATATGTTTTTAAGTTTTAAACCTAATACAAAATACACGCTAACGGCACGAGCTAAGGGAAATAGTAATAAGTTGTGGGCTTATTTTAGAAATAATAGGACTAATGCTCAATATAACTGGGGTCAGTTAGAATTTAGGGGGTTAGAAACTAAGTCAATCACATTCACAACCACAAATGATGTTGATGACGTTCTGTTTAAGTTTGTGTTAGTTCCGGAAGATGAAGATTGGACAGGAATTCAGATTGACTGGTTTACGATATATGAAGGTGATAAGAGATATACTGACTATCCGACAAATGAACCAGCACAGTACCATAAATACCGTTATTTCGGTTATGTATTTAAAGAAGGTACACCAGCAGCAAGTGATTTTGAATGGTTTGACTTACAGCAAACATCAATTACAAATGATAAATATACTCACATCGTGTATTCAGATAATGCTGATGGTAGTAATTTCGGTCGTGAACCTAAGAAATACATGGGAGTTGCAAGGACTACATCTCCAGCACAACCGACTGATAAGACTTCCTATAAGTGGTTTAAGGTTAAGGGGGAAGACGGTAGAGACGGTGTGGATGGTAAGTCTATAAATAGAAACTATATAACTGGTAGCGATAAATTAACTAACATAAATTCAGGTGGAACAAACTGGGAGAAAACAGTTGAAAACGGAACCTTAGTCTTTACTAAAGTTAGAGCTACTGAAGGTACTGGTATTTGGACTCAAATTATGCCAATTTTGAAAGATAATTTTCAGAATGAAGTATTGACATGGAGTGTGGATGTTAAGGCGAGTAAAAATATTTCTTTTAACAATGTAGGACAAGAAACTAACGGTTTTAAAGGAAGAGTAGATTTAACTACTAATTGGCAAAGAATATCACACACATTTACAAATAGATATACACAACACTACGCTTTTGTATTTTATCAAATGATAGGGACATGTTCACCCGGAGATAAAGTTTATGTACGTTTACCTAAACTTGAAAAAGGTAATGTAGCAACAGAATGGTCACCAGCTTACGAAGACTTGAGAGGTAGGGACGGTGTAAGTAACTATATTCATAGAAAGTACAGTGACTATTCAAATGGTGCTAATATGAGTGATAATTCTAACTTGAAATACATTGGAATATACACAGGAACAAGCCCAACACCACCAACAACAGCAAGTAGTTATTTGTGGAGTAAAATCAAAGGTGAAGACGGAGCAAACGGTATACCTGGAGCAAAAGGTGCTGATGGAAGAACGCCTTATTTTCACACAGCATACGCTAATAGTCCTACTGGAGACAGAGATTTTAGCACAACAAACAGCAACGATAAACTATATATAGGAACTTACAGCGATTTTGAGATTGCTGACAGTACTGATTATCGTAGGTATAAATGGGTGAAGATTAAGGGAGAAAATGGACGTAACGGAAATAATGGTCGAGACGGCGTAAGTAGTTACATCTACCGTAAGTACAGCGACAACGCCAACGGGTCACCGATGAGTGATAACTCAAGTCTAAAGTATATAGGTATTTATACCGGTACTAGTGCAACAGCTCCAACAACACCGTCAGCTTACACTTGGAGTAAAATTAAGGGTGAAGATGGTCAACAAGGTGTGCCAGGTGCTCGAGGATCAGATGGTAGAACTAGTTATTTACACACGGCTTATGCTAATAGTGCGACAGGAGAACATGATTTCAGTACCACTAATAGTAACGGCAAGGAATACATCGGGACTTACACTGATTTTGAAATTAATGACAGTAACGATTATCGTCGTTATAAGTGGGTTAAGATTAAAGGTGAGAATGGACGTAACGGGACAGATGGTCACACACTTACAGCTAACCTAAGGCTAGAAGGTGGCTACTTAAATAACGTAACGAACGACGTTAAAGCTTATTTAGATGTGTTTTACGATGGCCAGAAGATAACTGATGGATTTAATGCTCGGGTAAAATTCAAGGGTGGTATTCAAAATACGTGGAGTAATTTTTGGGATGCAAAAGTCGACAATACAGGATTTTTAACCAACGTAAGCTGGGGAAACAAGGAACAGCCTTATCCTATAGCGTTAGAATTAATTGCTCTAGTAACTTACAAAAATTTAAATACAGTTGCTAACGCAAGGCTGGACAACTTGCCAGATGTTAGGTTGATTAATGAGACTGTTAAGAAATACAAAACTTTTGAAAGCACACTAGAAGGATTTACTTCCGTTGTAGGTGAGATTGATACTAAAGTCTTCTCTAAATCTTATTTCAAAAATAACCTTAATAGTGAAGATGTTGAGAAAACAGGTAATGATTTATATTTTAATACTAAAGAAAACTTGCAAGCTAATGAGTTTTACACGATTTTAGCTGATTTAGATAACGTTCCAGCTAACCAACAAGCTTACATCTATAGTGCGAGTGATGGTGGGGATAAAAAAACAATTCAGAACGGGTTAAATTACTGGGTTGTGAAATACACAACTAATCAAACTAGAATCAATCTATACCCATTAGGAACCAACACTAAAGTCAAGAATGTAAGAATTTACAAGGGTGATTTTAGGGTTAAAAAAGATGATGAACGAGAAAACTTATATAGTGATTATGGGCATGATGATAAAGGTTTTCTTCATTTGATTTTAAATAAAAATAAAATTAACGGGAATGTTTATTTAGTAAAATTTGATGCTTCTAATTTTTCTAATGGTGCTAGATGGGATGTATATAACCGTGTGGGATACAATCAAGAAAACTTAACTCAAGTTTTTAAAACTAAAGATAATGAATTTACATTCACTATCAATGACAATACAACTGCTGACAGAATGTATTTGAGAATTGCTGCGGGAACTAGTCCCGATATTTCTAACGTTGAAATATACGACGTTACTTTAGGCTATGCTAAGAACAAAGAAGTAAGTAAGCTTGAAAGCTCAATTAAACAAACTAAAGATGAAATAGATTTAAAAGTTAGTAAAGATAACGTAATAGCAGCTATTAATGCTAGTGTTGAGACTACAGGAAATGGAAATCAAGGTGTGGTTAAAATCAACGCTGATAAGGTTGATATAAGTGGGACGTTAAAAGCATACACAGGTAATATAGGTAGTTTCTACATAGGTAAAAATACTTATGTAGGATATGGGAAATGGATAACTGGAACTACACATTTTAATGTCGGAATGTCAGATGGAACGAACGGTGACGGAGGTGCAGCCTTTTGGGTTAACTGGGGGTATGACTGGAGTCGAGCAGGTGATGGAGCTTGGTATGTGACAAACGCAGGAAATATGTATGCAAAAAGAAGAGCGTATTTAACAGGTGGAATTGATGTAGGTCGACAAGATATATATGGATATGCTACAACCGGTAAAGTAGGACCAACCTCTGCAATGTGGTGGAATCAAATCGATAGCGTAAGAAGTTCATCTTCTGACAAACGTTTAAAAACTAATATCAAACCAACAAAAATTAAAGCATTAGACACGCTTAATAGTATTGAAATAGTTGAATTCAACTGGAAAAAAGATAACAAATTTGAAAAAATCGGAGCAATAGCTCAACAGGTTCAAGCTGTAGATGAAAACCTTGTTATTAAAGATGAAATTGATAAAGTTAACAACGATTATCTAAGAATTAAATACTACGACACTATTCCTTACCTAATCAAAGCAGTACAGGAACTTTCCAAAGAAAACGACAACCTAAAATTAAGACTACAAAAACTGGAGGAAAAAATCAATGGCAACATATAAAAAGAATTTCGCTAGAGCCACTTATGATAGCAACGGAGGAGTACTGACAACCATCGTCAGTATATTTAGCACTAGCGGTGGAACGGTGATTGAAACAACGCTAAAAGGTGACCATTTAACGAAGTCAGAAGATGAAATAGTACAACTAGCTTTAGAACAATTTTATCAAGACACCTACCCTAATCGTGCTGAGAATGAACGATTTACAAAAGTAGATGAAAAGCTAAAAGTACTGGATACTAAATTAGCTGAGTTGGATAAGATGAAAAAAGAACTTGAAATTACACAAGGGTCACTAATGGATTTAATCACACAAATGAGTGGAAGTTTGGAGGATGAACACCATGAGGATAATACACAACCTAAAAATACAACTGAAGGAGGTGACAGTAATGATGGCAATGCTATTCGCAATTAATATCGCAAAAGGTAAACGTACGTTTGCACAAGTACCTAAATTCCTTAAAGATAAAGTCAGAGAATGCTTAATCGATATGGATTTGGAACATTTAGCAAAAGAGGGGGCTTAAAGCCCTCTTTTATTTTGCAAAGAAAGGAGACGTAATGCTGGAGAATATTTTATTTATCGTATCACAAATTTTAACAGTTGTGATTTTACCCGCTGTTAAATGGTGGTTGGATAAAGGCAATAAACAACTTGTAGGACAAATTGAATGCTTAAACAAGGAAGTAAAGAAAACACAAAATCAAGTTCAGGAAGTAACTCAAATAGGGTTGCAAAATAGGAGTTCAAATAAAAGCATAATGTCTTATCGACTTCATAAGGAGTTTGGAGAAGCCTTAATTAAAGGTTACACTACTACTGATGATTTTGAAGAGTTATCTGGACTTTATGCAAATTATAAAGAAATAGGCGGAAACGGGAAGATTGAAGCCTTATATAACAGATATAGAAAGTTACCTATTAGAAAGGAATAATAAATGAAAAAATTAATTAAATTAGAATTTAACAACACTACAAAAGAACGTAAGACTGAAGATAGTTATTCGGAGTTATATTCACATGATAAAAATAACGGATCATTTGAGTTTGAGATATTAAATGAAACACTAACGACTGAACAAGTTACAGCTTTATTCAAATTTACAGAAAGTAATAAAATCTGGAAAACTACTGGAACGGTAGAAGGTAACAAAGTAAAAGTAACGTTTGACACTACTTTAATTACTCAAAATGAAACGGTTATTTGTTATCTTTACTTTGATGAAGAACAACGAACTTCTGACACATTCAGATTTAAATTCAAAGTAAAAGTATCTGAAATTGATAAAATGAGTCGTTACGAAGTCAAAGAACGTTTTATCAACAATACTGTAATCGTTGATAGATTAGACGTTGTGACAAAGGATGAATTAAAAGAAGCGTTAAAAAATATTGGTGGAATAGCAACAGAAGGACTACTAACAGAGGTTAAGGCTGAAGAATTATTTGTTAAAAAAACTGATGCCGTGGATAATACTAATTTTGAATTAGTAAAAAATAGAGTACTAGCATTAGAATTAAAAACTGATAAAGATACAGTATATGATGATAGTGAAGTCAAAGAACGACTTACAACGCTTGAGAATAAAGCCCCTGTAGATTTATCAAACTATGCTACTAAACAAGAATTAGCTAACGTTAGTGGTAGTCAACCATTAGCTGACAACCTTGTGACTAAAGAGGAACTAGAGAACAAACATTACATTTCAGATGTAAGTAATCTAGCAACTAAGGAAGAATTGCAAGAAGTTAGGAATAGTCAACCAACAGTTGACACTTCAAATTTAGTTACTAGAGATGAGTTAGAGAATAAGGGATATGCAACTGATTTATCAGAATACGCTAAGAAGTCAGAACTATACAACGATAGTGATTTAAAAGCACGTGTTGAGGTACTGGAGCAAAAAACGGATAAAGACACAGTATATGACGACACACCGCTAAAAGAACGTGTAACGGCTCTTGAAAGTAAAACCATTGAAGGTGGAGCATATGACGATAGCGATTTAAGAAATCGTGTTGTAGCGTTAGAAACTAAAGAAGATAAAGATACTAAATATGATGACACAGAAGTGAAACGTAGACTTACTGAACTTGAAAATAAGCCTGCTGTTGATACTTCTGTTTTTGTTACTGATGAGAAGTTATCTGAGAAAGGATACCTAACTCAACATCAAGATTTAACACCGTACGCTCTAAAATCTGAAATACCGCAACCATACAACGACAGTACACTAAATGAACGTGTTACAGCGTTAGAGAGTAAAGCAATTGAGGGCGGTGCATATGATGACACAGATTTAAGAAATCGTGTTATTAACCTTGAAAATAAACCACCTCTTGACACTTCAGAATTTGTTACTAATCAAGCGTTAGAGAGTAGGGGATATATTAACGATGTAAGCAACTTTGTAACTAAAGAAGAACTAACTAACAAAGGATATCTGACAACACACCAAAGTTTAGATAATGTGGTTACTAAAGAAGAACTTGCTACTAAAGGTTATATCACAGATGTAAGTAATTTAGTTACAAAAGAAGAGTTAGAAAGCAAGAATTATTTAACAACACCTTACAATGACACGCCTTTAAAAGAACGTGTAGAAGTGCTTGAAAATAAGGTTGATAAAGATACGGTTTACAACGATACAGAACTAAGAAATAGAGTTGAGGTATTAGAAAATAAACCAACGACAGGTGGAACTCAAACTCAAGATACTGGGTGGTTAAAAGTAAGTGGTGAAAATGCAATCGCTGAAAATATTGTAGAAATTAGACGCATCGGAAATACTGTGCACGTTAGATTTAGAAATGAAAAAAACGGTGATTTTATTATTGTTGAGAACATCTATTCTATACTAGATAAAGAAATTAGTGGTGGTTTTGGTACAGTTACAAATAATTCGCCTATTTTTTCATCAAAAAATAATCGAGAATTGGGAAGAATTATTACAAATGTATCTAACAACCGTATAACAGTTGAGTCAAGTATTGATATAGAATTATCGGGTTCTAAATCCGTATATATTAACGAATTCTCTTATATTGCCGATGACCCGTTCCCAACAAACTTACATTAAGGAGGACAAACAAATGGAACAATTACAGCCAATATTATTAACATTAATCGTATTCGGACTTAACCTATTAGGTAAGTTCTTAAAAGAGTGGAAACCATTCCCGACAGAGCTTATCCCTCAAGTATTAGGAGTACTTGGGGGACTTATAGGTTGGGCGGTATTTAAGGATACTAACGCAGTCTTATTAGGACTTGCAAGTGTAGGAACACATCAAGTGGTTAAGCAAAGTAGAAATAATGATAACGTTGATAATTCAGAGAAATAATGATATAATTTAATATATCAATCCCCCTGTTCCTATAAGGCAGTTACGACTGACACAGGGGTTCTTTTTTTAGATATCAAAGAAGAGTTGAGAAAAACGCAGAAAAGTTAAGAAAAACGTAGAAGACTAGGTTTATAATCTAGTCTTTTTTATATTAATTAAACAATACGGAGGATAAAAACAATGGCAGAAATTTATAGCGACTATTTTCAAAACGGAGTATTCTTTACTCCACCTAAAAACGATATACTAGGAGTAGTAATTCACAATGATGGGGGATCACTAAGTGCTAGACAATATGACGGCTTTTTAGTCGATAGAGTAAACAATGGAACATTAGCGAATGGTTTCGCAGCCTACTATGTAGATAGAAATGACGTATATGTATTCCAACCATCTAACCGCCAAGAATGGCATACAGCGAACCCTTACGGAAATGGTAATTTCATAGGTTTTGAAGCGTGTCAATCAATGTCCGCTTCTGATAGTGAATTTTTAGCAAATGAAGACGCAACGCTATTACTAGCCGGTCAAGTCTTACAAAGTTATGGCTTACCAATTAACGAAGATACAGTTAAATTACACCATGAATTTAGTGCTACTTCATGCCCTCATAGAAGTATGGAACTTCACGGGAATGGTGGAGCATATAATGGAGCAGGAACTGAAGCATGTAGACAATATTTCATTAATAGAATTAAGCAACTATTAGCTGGAGATGTGACTGAACCGCCAGTAGTTGAGAAGAGCATATTAGATGAAAATGTTGAACTTGCTAAAAGAGATGAACCATATTACGAAGCAACAGTAAGCATTGATTACATTCTTGAAAGCCAACCAACAGAAGATAGCGAGGATAAGGAATTTGTCGCAGCAGGTACTAGAGTACGTGTGTATGAAAAAAAAGGCGGTTGGTCTAGAGTTAATTATAAGGACAGCGATCAATGGATTGAAGATGAATATTTAATAGAAGCAAGTGTATTCTAGATTGATTTTAAAATCAGTTTGTGCTAAAATATACATATCCTTTCAACCTACAAAAACAAAGGATAAAAACACTTACAACGCCCTCACTTTAGTGGGGGCATTTTTTTTATGAATTTTTAAAAAAGTTTAAAATATCTCTTGACATTATACCTAATATTAGGTATAATTAATAATGTAAAGGAGGTGAGGTAGTGAGTAACAGAAGAAATAAAAAAACAGACTCTCACAAAGACAAGATGTTGGTTCTAGCAACAGTGTTAGCTATCTTAGAGATAGTAAACACAATTCTTGAAATCTTTGAGAAAGTCTGCAAATAGACCATTAGGGAACGGAGCTTATAAAAGCTCCTAGTACCTAAATGTTTACTCACATTATATCATGAAAAAAGAAAAAATACAAACTATGATAATAGTACTAGGTATATTCGCCGTGATAATTTCAATTATCTTAAAACTTATTTAGGAGGTTTTACAATGATAGAGCAAGCGATTAAACAAATAGAAGAATTATTCAACAGCGATTTAACTGATTATAGAATTTCAAAAGATACAGGAATAACATTAAGTGTTATTCAAAAGTATAGAAATGATACAAGTAAAATAGAAAATATGACTTTAAAAGTCGCAAATAAATTAATCAAATATTCGGAGGAATTAAAAATGAGAAATTATGATAAAATGATGGTGATAGTAAATGAATTAGTTTTAGAAGACGAAGCATGGGTTGATTTTTGGTTCGAAGACAAACCAAACGACATTACAACATCTTACAGTGTAGACGAGTTAAAAAGCCACTTAGGACATTTAGAAGAAGAAGACTACGAGAAACTAGTTTTTCAAGTAAATTTTGATGATGAAGACTTAGATAGAAATTATCAATTTTACTTTAGCATATATGACGACGTAGTTAATAAAAATGAATTTTGGTTAAATTTACTACACAATACAAGATAGAAATTAAGCCCCAAAATAAAGGGGCTTTTTATTATGCGCAAAAATTGCGCAAAAAGCATTAAAATACTTATAAAAAATGTTCATATCATAAACTTATAAAATGAATGTCAAAGAGGTATAAATGTTATTAGAATAGCATTTAAAGATATTTAATAGTTTTCTATCGAATTTAAAAAATAAGTATTTTTTGATATATCTCATTATTTAAGGTAATA